CGCATCAATGCCCAGCAGACGCTGGTCCAGCATTTCGCCAGTTTCGCGGCCTATTTGGAGCTGCATGCCCGTCCGGTCGTATCGGTCGATGCCATCGCCTATAATGGCGCTGACGCCGACGGCATTTATTCCGGCGCGCTCTATTCTCTGGGGGCCTATCCGCTACGTATTTTCCCGAGTGCCGCCGGCTTTCCAAGCCTGCGCGCTGGCGGTGGCGTTACCGTCGCTTTTACCGCTGGATATGAGGCCGGCGAGGTGCCGCGCAGCATGATCGAGGCCATCCTTGTCCTGTGCGCGGGCATGATGAGCAATCGGCAGGGCGCATACAACACTTCGCTCGCCGCAGCCAAGCAGCTGGTTGAGCGTCTGCGCACACAGGTGATTTGATGGACGCGGAAGCGGGCGAGATCATGCGCAAAGTCCGCATCGAGCGCCCTATCGCTGATGACAGCCTGGACGGCGCGGGTTCCGGCAATTGGGTGCTGGTCAAGGAAGTCTGGGCGGCCATGAAAGATGTTCAGCCAAGCCGCGACGAGCGCCTTGCTGACGGCATGACGATCGCCACGCGGCGCTCGCGCGTGCGCATCTGGCGCCGGCCTGAAGTGACTGCAAGCATGCGCATCGTTGTGAAGGCGACGGGCCGGATCATGCAGATCATTGGCGGCCCGTCTGACATCGAGGGCGGTGCCCGTTTGGAGATGATGGCCGAGGATTACAGCACGCCGGGCAATCCGGCGTGAGCGTCCGGCCTTTCGGTCGCGAGGCCAGCAGGCGCTATATGGCGCAGGTTCCGACCGGACTGGTTCGGCTTTTGGGCGGCGCAGTGCGCGCCGGGGCCAATGTGATCGCAAAGGGCGCTGCTGAGCGGTCGATATCGGAAGAGGTCGCCGCATCTATCAAGGTTCGAGTTCGTCGAACCCCCGACCGGGTGACTGCTTTCATCGAGACCCGAGGGAAGGGCTCGTTCATGGCACCATGGCTCGAGCATGGCACATCGTCACACTTCATCTCGGTCGATCCGCTCGATCGCGGTGGGATGACTGTTGGGCGGATCAATCGGCTGAACAAGGAATCGCTCGTCATTGGCGGCAAATTCGTTGGACCGACCGTCTTGCACCCCGGCGCCACAGCTCACCCATTCCTGCGCCCGGCGCTGGACATTGAGGGGCCGGACGCAATCGTCGCAGCGCAGAACTACATCAACGCCCGGGTTTCTCGATCGGGAATTGCCGTGAGCGACGATGATGGAGGCCAGGCATGAGCGGCGTCATGATCATCGGCCAGCTGTTGCGGTCGGACCCGAACCGACCGGTCAGCGTGCCGGATGCATCCATCAAGATTGGTGTCTTGCCTGATGGCATTCATCTGCCGCTCATCCTTGTGGCGGAGGTCAGCCAGGTTGAACGGCAGATGCTGAAGCGCAGCGGCACTGTCCGCACGACGGATCGCATTGCGGTCACTGGCCGGTTTGCCAGCGTGCGCGACCGCATGGCGCTGATGGACTGGGTCAAGAATTGCTGCGCGGGCCGCACCGGCACCGTAGCGGGATACCAAAACGTCTCGATCCTCACGGCGGGTCGCGGCCCTGACCTCAACGGCCCGGCCGGCAGCTTCGAGAAAACCCAAGATTTCCGCGTGTCCTACGACGCAACAACCTGATGGAGACCAAGCATGTCCAAGAAGATTGAGGGCTTCGCGCCCACCAAGTTCAGCGATGCCGGCACTGGTGAGCATTTTGCTGCTGGCAAGATCCACAGCTTCGATGAGGGCCAGTTCCTCAACTACGAAAACGCCGGCCTCGTGCGCAAGCCGACGACCGAAGATCGCAAGGCCGCGCAGGGCGATAGCGCCCCTGCTGCCAAGCCCGCCGCCTGAATTCTGCCCGACCGGGTTGAATAGTCGCCGGCAAGCCCGGCTCGCCTCCACGGAGAAATAATATGGGTTCTAGCACTGCGGCGGGCACCGAGCTCGCCATCTCGGCAGGGATTCCTGCCACTCAGACCGAAGCCGGCTATGCCGCGCTCACCTACACGGTTGTCGATAGCGTCGAGAAAATCGGCCCTATCGGCGCAACGACTGCGAAGGTTGAATTCAAGCCGCTCAAAGGCGGGACTAAGAAGTTCAAGGGTTCGACAGATTATGGTGCGCTAGCGCCATCACTTGCCCACGATGATGAGGATGCCGGCCAGACGCTAATGCGCACGGCCGCCGATCCCGACAACATCGCGCTCTATGCCTTCCGGGTGACCTATCCGACCGGCGCCAAGCGCTATTTTCAAGCCCGTGTCTTTGGCTACCCCGAGACCGTCGACGGCGCGGACACCATCCTGATGGCTAACCCGACCGTCGAAATCGACACGAAGGTCGTCAAGGTCGCCGCCACCTAACACCAATTCCGGCTGAAGCCGGTGCCCAGGCATCGGCCCGTTCTTCCGTCTCGCGTGCGAGAGGGGCGGGCCGATGCAACCATCACGCGAAAGGACTTTAAGACGATGGACGCTTCCAAGATCAAAACCGCCAGCTCCGCCCCGATGCATGTGAAGGATGCTTCCGGCGTGCCGCTGTATGAAGGCGACAAGCCGGTCCGCATCATCTTCCACGGGCCGGGAAGCCGCGCCTATTCGACCGTGCAGAGCCGCCAGACGGCGCGCCAGCTCAAGCGCATGAACGATAATGACGGCAAGATCACGGCGCCCAGCGCAGAGGAAGGCCGTCTCGAGACCGCCGAGGATCTGGCCAGCGTTACGATCGAATTCGAAGAGCTGACTTACGGGGACAAAAAGGGCATCGAACTGTTCGAGGCTGTCTTCAGCGATCCGGATCTCAGCTACATTGCCAAGCAGGCGACCAAGTTTCTTGCTGACGCGGGAAACTTCAAGACCGCGTCCGTCGAGAGCTAATTCTCTTCGTGCGCATGATGGCGTGGCTCAATGCCACGCCCAAGCCGCCTGAAGGCAGCAAGCGAGCGGAACTGATCCAAAAGAAGAAGGCCGAGGCGCCGAAGCTCAGCCGGCTCGCTGAAATGAAGCGGGCGAAGATCGAGCCCGCCATGCCTCCCAATCCGCTGCCGCATCTCGTCGAATGGTTCATCGAGATGGGCATGTCTGAAGCCAACGGCATGGGCATGTCCCCGATCAGTTGGCGGGAAATCGATGCATGGTGCCATCGCACTGGCATCGATCTTTCGCCCTGGGAAGCCCAGATCCTTCGTCGCCTATCGGTCGAATATTTGGCGGAGAGCCGCCGCGCTGAAGATGAGAATTGCCCATCGCCATGCCGCACGGAAGTGACGCAGAGCGAACGGGAAACCGAACAGGCTCGGTTGGAGATGGTGTTGGGCTGAGGCCCAATCGACAATGAACAGCAGGGCGGTCCGGCGGGCCACCTTTTGCATGTTGGGGAGGCGATGATGGACGACGAAGTCGCAACCCTCGGCGTTGGCTTTGCGATCGATTTTTATGACAGTTTCGGCCAGCTGAAGAGCCTGGACGATCTGATCGGAACGACGCAGGCGAATGCCGTGCGCGAATTTCAGCGCATCGACGCCGCCGCGAAGGGCGCTGTCAACATGAGCGGCCCAAAAGCAGAATTGGCCGAATTCGGCACGGTGATGACGCGCACCGCAGCCCAGACCGAAAAATCGGCGGAGTCCATGGTTCGGCAAATCAATCGGCAGATTGAGGTGTTCGGCAAGAGCGCCGCCGAGGTCAGGAACCTTCGGGCAGAGACCAGGGCACTCGCTGCCGAGCAAAATAACATGCCCGAGCTTGCGACCCGACTTCGCGCCGCAGCTGCCGAAATGCAGCGGCTTGAGGTTGCTGCCGGCGGAGCCGCTGTCGCATCCGGCAAGAACGCCTTCGCGCTCAAGCAGGTCGCTCTTCAGACACCGGACATCGTCGGCGGTCTGCTCACTGGCCAAAAGCCGTTCCAGGTGCTGATCCAGCAGGGCAGCCAGATCGTTCAGGTTGCGCAGATGGCCGAGGGCGGCATGAAGGGCTTTGCCACCCAGCTCATGGCCTCCCTCGTTCCGTTCGCCCCATTGATTGCCGCCCTCGCCGCTGGCGCAGCGGGCTTCGCCCTGTTCGGCCGTGCCGTATCCCAAGATGTCGATACCAAAGCCATGGTGGATGGGCTGGGCTTGACCCGTGCGGAAATCAAGCGGCTGAAGGACACGACCGTTGGCGCGGGTGACATGATCAAGGCGACGTTCCAGGTCATGGCGGAACGTGTCGGCCTTCATCTGGGCAATATGGGCAAATGGTTCAGCGGAGTGCTGGATACCATGACCACCTATGGCCGCCTTGCGCTGGCTGGGATTTACTCGCAGTTCGTGGGCACGTTCCGCGCGATCAGCGCGATCGTGCGTGGCGTGCTGGACGGCAAAGGCATCAGCGAGATTCTGGGCGATGTGGGCAACGCCTACGGCGACGCCTTCAAAGAGGCGGATGGCGCTATGAAGCGCTTTGGTGCCGACGTTACCAAGCAGATCGCATCGAACAAGCTTGCGGACCTTAAAATGCAGGCAGCCGAGATCAAGCTGGACCGCACGCCCAAGACAGACCGTCATGCGCAGCAGCTGGCGCGCGAGGCCGAGGCAACCGAGGCCCAGATCCGCAACCTGAATGCTCTCGCGGACGCCTATGGCATCTCAAGCGCCGCAGCCTTGATCGCAGAGGCACGCGTGAAGGCGGAAAGCCAAGCGATCAAGCAGCGCGGCGACATCGAAGCCGCTGTTGCGCGTCAGATCCGGCTCTCGATTGCGCAGCGCGTGTCGGACGCCGCAAAATCGACGGCAACGATGCGCGAACAGGCCGATATTCAGCAGCTCGTCAACGGCCAGGTCGCAGCCGGGCTAGTGCCAGCTACCCAGGCGGCTGAATTGGTCCGCACTCAGATTGCCGATCTTCCTTTGCTTGCAGCACTTCAGGCTGCACAGCAGAAGGGTCTGGCTGACGATGCGACGAAAGCCACGGCAGCTCTCGCAGCGCAGCGCGAAGAACGCGACCGGCTCGCGCAACTGGACCGTCAGCGCCAGTTCCTTGAGGCGCAAGCGAGCGCCGACGATCGGCTCGCGCAATTGCGGGAGGAGCTTCGTTTAGTTGGAGCGACCGAGGAAGTCCGCCTTCGCGCGCTTGCCACGCTCAAAGCTACGCAAGAGGCGCAGCGGCTTAATCCGGAAGATCGGGGCGACTTTATCGCAAAGCAGGTGAACGTTGCCGTGATGACCGATGAGGTCTCGCGCGCGACGCGAAATTTGAACGACGAACTTTCCTTCACCGCCGATCGCTGGGATCTTATCGCCCGCAATGTGCAAAATGCGGCAGGCGGAATGGCGGAGGCCTTTGGAGAGGCCGGCCGTGCCATCGGGGATATGGCTGCGATATACGCGAGTTTCGAAGCTAACAGGTCGCGGCTCGCCCTCGACCATGCCCAGAAAATCCGCGAGGCTGGTAAAAATGAGGGCGCAATCGCGCGCGAGAACGCGAAATATGCTTTAGCAACCGCGACTTCGCAGATCGGTCTTTTCGGCGATATGACCCACGCGGCGCGGGGCTTCTTTGACGAGGGTAGCAAGGGCTACTCGGCTCTGACTGACGCCATCAAGGTATTTCGCGCCATCGAATTCGCGCTGTCCGTGCGAGCAATGGCACAAGATGCGGCGGCCACTGCGCAGTCTGTCGCCAATAGCATCCTGCGCACTGGCAAACACGCCGTTGAAGCCGTTGTGAAGGCGATCAGCAGCTTGCCGTTCCCGCTCAATCTCGCGGCTGGCGCGGCCACGGCGGGCGCAATCGCCGCGTTGGGCGTGTCGATCGTCTCTTCTTTCGGTGTCAGCGGCAAATTGGCGCCGTCGAATACCGGCACCGGCACGGTCCTAGGCAATAGCGACAGCAAGTCGGAATCGATCAAGAAGGCGATCGACCAGCTGAAGGAAGTCGACACGACGACTTTGTCCTACAGCCGCCAAATGGCCGCGTCGCTCAAAGCGATCGAAAGCCAGATCGGCAATTTCGCGTCCGTTCTGGTGCGTAATGCTGACAGTATCAACGCGACCGGCAACACCGCGCTCGGCTTCAAGCCGAACCTGATCGGTCAGGTGCTCGGTTCGATCCCGTTGATCGGCGGCCTGCTAGGCGGCCTGTTCGGCTCGCGCACCGATGTGATCGGCAGCGGTCTCTACGGAGGCCCGCAGTCGGTCGGCAGCGTGCTGGGCGGCGGCTTCAATGCCCAATATTATTCGGACATCCAGAAGACGAGCAAGTTCTTCGGCATCGTCACCGGGCGGTCAAACAGCACGCAATACAGCTCGGCTGACCCGGCGCTGGCCAACCAGTTCACGCTGATCCTGCGCCAGTTCAATGACGCGATCGTCGCGGCGGCCGGGCCGCTCGGCGTCGCAACCGATGAGATCCAGAACAAGCTCAACGGCTTCGTCGTCAACATCGGCAAGATCGACCTGAAGGGCCTCACCGGCGAGCAGATCCAGGAGAAGCTGAGCGCGGTGTTCGGTCAGGCCGCCGACAATATGGCAACCGCTGCTTTCCCCTATATCCAGCAGTTCCAGAAGGTGGGCGAAGGGGCGTTCGAGACGCTGGTGCGCGTCGCGTCGACCTTGGAGGCCGTCAACAGCTCGCTTGATCTGCTCGGCAACAGCGCGCAGGGCATGGGCATCGCCACCAAGCTGGCGCTGGTCGACCAGTTCGATAGCCTGTCGGCGCTCACCAGCGCGGCCGATGCCTATTTCTCCGACTTCTATACGAAGGAAGAGCAGGCCGCCGCGCGGACCGCGCAGCTCGGCAAGGTCTTCTCGTCTCTCGGCCTCACCATGCCGGACACGATCGCCGGGTTCCGTCAGCTCGTCGAGGCGCAGAACCTCAACACGGCGGCCGGGCAGGCGGCCTATGCCACGCTGCTGCAACTGGCGCCGGCATTCGCCGAACTGAAGAACAGCCTCGAAGGCGTGAAGAGCGCCGCCGACATCGCCGACGAACGCATGGATCTTCAGCGACAGCTGCTCGAACTTCGCGGCGATACGGCTGCTCTGCGCGCGCTCGATCTCGCCAAGCTCGATGAGAGCAACAAAGCTCTGCAATATGAGATCTGGGCCATCCAGGACGCGCAGGAAGCGGCGCGCGCGGCCGATGAGCTGCGGCAGGCATGGGTTTCGGTCGGTGACAGCATCAAAGCGGAGATCGATCGCATTCGCGGCCTGTCGGGCGCCAACGACACGGGTGGCTTTGCGGCATTGCAGGCGCGGTTCAATGCGGCCACGGCGGCTGCGCGCGGCGGTGATGTCGATGCGGCGAAGAATCTGCCCGGCATTTCGCAGGCCCTTTTGACCGCTGCCAGCGCGGCGGCAACGAGCCAGCAGGAGCTGCGCCGGATCCAGGCGCAGACGGCCGCGAGCCTTGAAGCGACCAATTCGACGATCGCGAAGTTCGGCAAGGCGGCGGACACGTCGAATGCCGCGCTGCTCGCCGCGAGCGCCACAGCGCAGGCGGCATCAACGCCGACAAACGATAATGGCTCGGCCGACAATAGGGCTGCATTGGATCAACTGCGCGCAGAAATCGCCCAGATGCGCGCTGAGAATAATGCCGGCCACGCCGCCACAGCCAGCAACGCGGGCCGCATTGTGCGGACACTCGACAACGTGACCGCGTCCAGCGGCGGCGACGCCATTGCAACGGTGGCAGCAGCATGAAGGTGGTCGACCCCGTCATCTTGAACGACGCCATGCTGATCAGCACAAACGTGGCCGAGAATGATGAGGCGCCTTGGTCCGACGGCGTGACCTATGCGCTAGGCGACCGGGTGATGCGCTCCGGCTCCCACCGGATTTACGAAAGCGCGATCGACGGCAACTTGGCGCGTGATCCAATCGCCGCCGACGGTTTCTGGCTGGACGCTGGGCCAACGAACCGCTGGGCTATGTTTGATCTATCGGTCGGCACGGTGACGACCGGGACCGGGAGCATCACTTTCACGCTGGCGCCAGGTGCGATCGACAGTTTCGCCTTGCTCGATGTGGTCGGCGCGACTGTCCGCGTCCGGATGATGAACGGCAGCACCCAGATCTATAATCAGCTGAAGACGCTGGGCACGCGGTCGCTCGCGCTCTTTCTGGGCTTGCCGCGCGTCGCAGGCGCGCAAGTCATCGTGACCGTCACCGGTGCATCGGGATCGTCTCCCGTCGCCGTGGGCACTGCGCTGGGCGGAAACGCTTTCGATCTCGGGATGACCGAAGCGTCGCCTTCGATTGGCATCACAGACTATAGCCGCCGTCAGACTGATGACTTTGGCGTCACAACGATCGTCCCGCGCGCTTGGGCGAAGCAAATGGGGCTGCGCGCTCAACTGGACAGCGATGAGGTGGACAATGTGCAGCGCGTCGCTGCTGCGGTTCGCGCCAAGGTTTGCCTCTGGATCGGCGACGAAGGATTCGACAGTCTGATCATCCTTGGCTTCTTCAAGGAGTTCTCGATTGATCTCGCGTTGCCGCCGGTGAGCTTCTGTTCGCTGCGCATTGATGGCGTCGTTTAATGAGGGCCATCATTCCCGAGACCGTGACGGACGCCATGCTGATTTCCAGCACGGTCCCGGCAGACGATTATCCGCAATGGTCGCAGAGCGCGACCTATGCCGCTGAACACCGCGTCATGGTCGGCCACCGCATTTATGAGAGCGCGGCCGACGGCAATATCGGCAACAGCCCGCCAACCCGTCCGGACATGTGGGTGGACCTTGGCGTCAGCAATCGCTGGGCGATGTTCGATGAGGCGGTCGGATCGGCCACGACGGCAGACGGCATCGTCAAGGTCGAGCTGACGCCTGTTGTCGTCACCACCGTCTCCGTCCTCGATTGTGATGCAGTGTCGATCCGCGTGCGCATCCTGGACGATGGCGCGACGCTCTACGACGAAACGCAGCCGGGGCAGGGTGCGGGCGGCCGTAACGTCGTCATGTTCCATGATCTGCCGGACGTCTCCGGCGCGATCGTTGAAGTCACCGCCACGGCCTCCGGCTCTGATGTTCCTGTCTCGATCGGCTCTCTGCTCCTAGGCGCTCCCGTCGATCTTGGCATTACCGAGGCCGGTCCATCGATCGGCATCAACGACTTCAGTCGTCGCGAGACGGACGAATTCGGCGTCACCACCGTCGTCGAGCGGGCATGGGCCAAGCGCATGTCGTTGCGCACATTGGTGCAGACGGGTGATGTCGATGCGGTTCAGCGCGTGCTCGCCTCGCTTCGCGCGCGGGCCTGTCTGTGGATCGGCGAAGACGAGTATGACAGCCTCGCAATCTATGGCTTCTTCAAAGAGTTCGCGATCGACGTCGCGCTGGAGACGATCAGTTATTGCACGCTGACGATCGAGGGGTTGACCACGGCTGGGCAGATCGAAGGCGTCGGCAAGTCGCTCTCGCTCATCTTCCGCAACAGCCCCACACAGCCCGCGACGCCGCCCTCTGATGTCGGTTTCGTGCCCGAGGGGTGGACGCCGGGGCCGGAAGAGCTTGTCGGGGCGCAGTTCCGCTGGTGGAGCCAGGCAGAGTTCACCGGCACGACGCAAGCGACGGCATGGACGGTGCCGGTCAAGGTCGGCGGCGTGTCGTGGGAAGACGTCATCGATAACAACCCGCTGCGGCCACGGCCGGCGGATGGGGCAACGGTCGGCGCGACGCCGGAACAGGTCAGCGCCATCGACCTGCTTGGCCTTCAGGTCGCGCAGATCGATGCGCTGACCGAGGAACTGGACGCGCAAGCTGCCGAGCAGCAAGCCGCTATCATCGCGGCTGGCGGGGACATCGCAGCGCTCAACACGCTGACCGCGACGCTGAATTCTTCGGTCTCAAGCCAGGCGCTGGCGATCAGCAATGCCGTCGGCGATCTTGCCGAACTGACGACGACCGTATCGACGCAGCAATCGATCACGTCGACGCACAGCACGGCCATCGACACGCTCGAGCTGGACATGGCCAGCCTTGAATCGCTCGTCTCGGCCGGCAGCGCCCAGATCGCGACGAACACGACGGCGATTTCGACGCTGACCAGCAATGTGGCGACGCTCAGTGCCCGCGTGTCGTCGAGCAATCCCAATCTGTTGAAAAATGGCAGCTTCGAAAATGGGATGGCCGGCTGGACGAACGGCAACGTCATCGCGGGTCACGCATGGGCCAGCACGGTGAATGTCTGGGGCTCCATCGGCTATCTGTTCAAGAGCGATTTTCTTCAGGGCGGCGGCAACTACCACTATGTCTATTCCGACGTCATCTATCTCGGGGGCAATGGGCCGGTCACACTGGCGGCAGAATTCGAATGCGGCACGGCGGGCGTTGAAGCCTATGTGCAGGTCGACTGGTACAACGATGCTGGCACCTATCTGAATTCGTCCTACGGCCCGGTGATCAACTCCCCGGCCAGTTTCGCCAGTGCCGAGACCGTGCGCGCAGCGTTGAAGCTCACCGCCACCGGGAACACCGGTGCGACCCGGTGCCGAGCCTTCCTGATCGCCAAGGTGACCGCGACGAACGTGCTCAGCGTCAACTGGCGGCGGGCGAAGCTGGAAATGGGCACGGTGATGACCGGCTATAGCCAGGAGGCGACGGTCGGCTTGTCGATGCAGTCGATCAATGGCGCGCTGGCACGCTGGGCCCTGACGACAGACGTCAACGGACGGCTGAGCGGCATCGAGAACAGCAACAACGGTTATATCAGCGCACTGCGCTTTCGGGCTGATCTGACCACGTTCGAATCTCCCACCGGAGGCCGCCGCAGCGAATATAGCGGAGGCAACTGGCGCGCTTATGACGCATCGGGTGTGATGCGGTCTCGTTGGGGCGTGTGGGACTGATGCCAGCTGGCTTTCAAGCGTTCGACGCAGCCGGGAATGTCACCTTCGACACCAACGATAACACCGGGAAAATCTACGGCATCCTCTCATTCACTGGGACGTCCGGTAGCTTCTCGGAAGGGCGTTTTACTCAATATGGCGGCCATGTCGGCTTCGTGCATGTGCTGAGCCATAATGGTGGCCACGGCTGCCCCATCGAATGGAAAGTCGAAGGGAACACGGCGTCCTATTATCTGACTGATCCTACCTTCCCGGCGATCAGCCAGACCGTCCTTTTCGGCTCGGTGGGGGTCCAATAATGCCGGCGGGAATTGAGCATTTCAACGACGCTGGTCGCCTGGTGTTTTCCAGCGAAGATGGACAGACGACATATGTGCTGAAGCGCTCTGGGCAGGTCGCATGCGTGGCCAGCTCGTGGGGGTTTCAAAGCGTGTCGATGTTCGATGTCAATTTCTCGGACGTGCCGAATGCAATCGTCGCGATCAGCGGGGGCAACGGATATCTGGCGGCACTCTGGGTATCGAGCAGCGGCTTCAAGCAATATCTCTCCGATGCCCCGGTCGGGACGGTGTTCAATTACTTCGTCTTCGTGAATGTGAACATCTACCCGGTCTCGGAGAAGTTCGGGATCGAGGCTTATAATAGCGCCGGGCAGCTAACCTTTTCGTCAACGGCCTATACGATGCGCACGCTCAACGTCATCACGGTTGGCGGCGGTTTGCCGGCCTATACCGGGCCGCAGTCCTATCCCGGCAAGCAACTGGCATTCAGCCATGGTGTCTATTCGGGCAAGAATATCCATTTCAACATGGACCCCGATAGCGGCGGGGTCATGTATGACCAGATCTGGGATGCCAACGGGTTCTCGATCGGCGGCGGCGGTAGCTTCATCGGCTTCGGCGCCGTTCCGTATGTGAATGGCCGCTTTGGTCCAACACCGGAAAGCTTCATCGGCCCGGATTTTTACGTCGGCGCCATCGTGCTGCTTTTGAACGTCACCAACGTGCCGATCGGCGTCACCGTCTTCTGAACCATCAAATTTCGCAGGCCGTCTGCTCCCGCACGTCGTGTTGGGAGCCCGCGGCGATTCCTATGGAGATCGACCCATGAAGAAGCTGATCCTTGCGGCCGCCATGCTGGCGCTCGCTGTTCCCGCCATGGCGCAGGAGGCGACCCGTGTCCTTGTGCCCGAGGGCACCAAGCCCTGCGCCGTCGTCACGGCCACGTCCACCAACGCCAAGGAACAGATTCGGCGCCTGAAGCGCCAAGGCTATCTGGTGACCGTCCGTCGCGGCATGCAGCCGCCGCAGATCGTCAGCGAAGGCGGCTTCACCTTTCCGATGAACCTGTCTCGCGCGCGTGTCGCCGCGAGCGGCTGCTGAGGGGAGCAGAGCCATGGCGGCAAAGAACGAAACGCCCGAGCCATCGGCACGGGAGCAATTCAATGCACTGGCCGAGCGGTTCATGGAGACCGAGGGCCCTGCGGCTGCGGAAGGCCTCGCCCTGCTCAATGGCGAGGAAATGAGCCGCATCATCACCGGGCTTGGGGTGGCGCAGGAGGGCATGCTGCCAGCTGGCCCGCTCGACCGCGCCATCACAGGCTTGATCCGTTCCATCGACCAAGCGCGCTCGACACTCGTCAGCGCCGCCGGTCGTGCGCAAGCCTTGCAGGTCCAGACCAACGGCGAGCCGGGGGCGGTCACGGCGCCCGAGCCGGATCCTGCATCGGGCTCCAATCCGGAAGACCCGGCTGCGAGCTGATCGCTGGCGCCGTCGACCTCAGATCGCACACATAGGAGAATTGCATGTTTGGACCGGGCTTCGGCATTGGGAGCGGGCGCATCTCGCTCGCGCGGCCTCCGGCTGGTGGCGGAACACCTACGCCGACACCGGGCGTTTCAGTCCCCGCCAGCGGCACGCCCAATGAGCGCCTTGCGATCAGCGGTGGAAGCTCCGGCGGCACGCTGAGCCTGTCGAGCCCGCCGACTGGTGTTCGCATCGATCCGGTGCTGCGCAATCTGATCATCGACACGGCGGGCAGCTATCCGTCGATCTCGATCGTCGACACGCCGCCCTCTGGGCCGCCAGTGACCACGGTTGTCAGCACGACGATCGCAACGCCGAGCTACATCGCGCTGGGAACTGTGACAAAGATCATGGCTTTTGGTGACAGCATCACGGCGGGGCAGAATGCCACCTCCGCGCCTGACCGTTGGGTCAATAAGATTGCCGCCGCAATGTCGGCCACACTCGAAAATTACGGTGCAGGCGGAACGGTGCTTTCAAACGCCCCGACGCTTGGCAACGCGTCCCAATTCAAGAACATGACGGACCGCATCACCGGCATCGGCACGGCCGATGGCACGACCGCCATCGTGTTCGCTTATGGCTATAACGATGCGCGCTACACGGCAACGCCGAGCACGTTCAACGTAACCGAGTTCAAAGCCTCCTATTGGCAAGACATCGCCTATGCGCTCTCGCGCGGCTTCGACGTCACGAAAATTCACATCGCCGCGCCCCCTTACATCAACGATACTGGTCTCACGATCGGCGGTGAGTTTGCTGGGCAGACCCGCGATGGCTTTGAGGCATTCGTGCAGGCGGCATGTGAGGTTGCGGCCGAGTTTGGCGTGCGCTTGACCAACCTCTATTCGTTCCTCCGCGATGGCGGGTTCGGTGCGATGACGGCGACGGGTGACAATATTCATCCCCCAAACGCAGGCCATCAGCTGATTTTCGAGACAATTCGCGACAAGAGCTATGTGCCGAACATTCTCACCCGGCCTGCGACCGTCACCAGCACGCCGACCGGCCTCACCGTAGCTTGGAGCTGTGCGGCGGTGAGCGGCGCGGTGAGCTATGAGTATGCAGTAATCGATGGCGGTCGCATGGTGCAGAGCCAGTCAGCCGCAGGCACGTCGGGCAGCCTCGCCGTTCCGCGCGGCGGCCTCTATAATGGCATGGCGCGCGCCGTCTTTGCCGATGGTCGCAAGGGGCCGTGGCGGGTCAATCCAACGAAGTTCACGGTGCGCCCGGCAACCGGCATTTTCTGGCAGCATGACCTCTCGGCCGTGCCCGCGGGCACGTCTCTCGCGCGCACCACGCCGCAAATCGGCGGCTTCTATGAGGCAGTCAACGGGAGCGAGAATTTCCTGACCGTGGCCTCGGGCGGCGGCATCTATAGCAAGGATGGCGGCGCCACCACGCGCAACACGGCCACGCCGGCCAACGCAAACTATTATGTGAAAGGCCGCTATCGCTTCCTCACCCAGATCAACGGGCAGGAAACGGCACTTGTCGGCCGCATGCCGGATGATGGATCGGTCGCGCATCACTGGCTGCGCTATGTTTCGAGCACCGGCGTTTTTCAGCTCTTCTTCGGCGGCACGCAGATCGGGAGTAATTACAGCTACCCATTTCCTGCAAGCGGGACCGAGATCGACGTCGTTCTCAACATGAATGACACGTCGATTTCGGCGACCATCAATGGTGTGGTCAATGCGATCAGCGGCACGAACAGCGGGCAGGCCAATGCAGGGCATGCCGGCTTCCGCATGACCGGCGGCGCATCGAGCCCGACGACCGGCATCCATATCAAGCTGGTTGAGGCGGGGACGCTGTGAGGATGACCATTACGACGGAGGATTTCATTGATGCCGCCTTCCGCGAGCATCATTGCGATACGTGCGGACAGCCGGTGCGGGAGCGGGTGGATTATGGCCCGCTTACAATGATGGGAAATCCTGACCGAGCCTATTGGTGCGGTGAACCGATCTATGGTCTCACCAATATCCAGTGCCGAATCTTGCGGCTGCTGGTTCGATATCGGCGCGTCGATTTTGTCAGCCTCTACATGTGCCTGAACGAAAATACGACCGATCAGGCGCTCAAGGTTCACATTTCCATCATCCGCCGGGCGCTCGATCGCGTGTCGCGCTCCCGAACCGTGATCCACAGTCTGCGGGGCTGGGGATACGAACTCGTTGTGAAGGACACGCCATGATCTGGGCTGCAATCATCATTCTCGCCGGCGCCGGTTTGGGCGCCTTTTTTAATGTCCAAGGAAGGATCAAGACTATGGCCGATAAGATTACTGCGCTCGAATCCGTGCACTCCACTGTAGCGCATGCCATCGACGCTCTGGACAGCAGCCGTCAGGCGATGGTCGACGCCGTGCAGGCCCTACAGGCGTTCAAGGGCACGGTGCCGGACGAAGATTGGTTGGCCGCGGTCAATCCGCTGTTGCAGGCGTCGCAGTCTAACTTTGCCGCCACCGCTGCATTGAAGGACGAGATGGCCACCACGACCGGCGCGACCGGCTCCTGATCACAACCTCAAATCAGGATGACCTGACCTATGTTCGAACAGGATCCTCGCACAATCAACACGCTGATTGCGGCGGTGGCGGGCTCGATTTCCGGGCTCTCCATGGTCCCGTTCGAGCAGATGACGAAGAAGCGGATCGCATTGACGCTCTTCGTCGGAATCACCAGCGCGACCTTTATCGTTCCCGCCATCGCTGACGTCATGGGCAATGAAAGCCGACAGGCGGTGGCGGCTATGACCTACACCTTCTCGGCTGGCGCGCATGTGCTTCTGCCGATGATCATCAAGAAGTTTGCCAGCAAATTCGGTCGCGCCCTTGGAGAACGCCAATGACCGTCACCGAACTTTTCCACATGCTCAGCTGCATCTTTGGCGGTGCCGCGGCGATCCTCATCACTGCCCTGGTGTTTCGTGCACCGGAGCGGGAACTGAAGCGCGGGCAACGCGCCGGTGCCGGGCTTATGGGCGCCGCGACAGTCATGCTGCTTCCCCACCTTTTCACCCAGGCCGCAACAGTCTTCGATCCATGGGCCAGCACGTTGCTCTGGTTCGGCCTGCTCGTCTTCTATTCTGCCAGCGGGTATCGGGCGATCGATCACTGGATCCGCGGCGAAATTCACGCACGGAGAGGTCCGCGATGATCCGCAAACCGATATTTGATGCCGTTGTCGCCGCGCGCGGGAAGGGCTTTGTTCAGACTGAGGTTGTCGACCTCGACGCGGCGCTCGACAAGCTGGGCGTGCCCCGGGACGAGCCCGCACAGCAGCGCGCAACATCGGCCGGCCTCGACATCATCAAACGCTTCGAGGGGCTTCGCCTCAAGGCATATCAAGACACGGGCAAGGTGTGGACGATCGGCTATGGCCACACCGGCGCACACGCAAAGCCGGGCAATGTGATTACTGAGGCGCAAGCTGACGCACTCCTCGTGGCCGATGTGGCTGAGGCAGAGGCCGCTGTCCGCAAGCTCTTCCCCGTCACGACGCAGAACCAATTCGATGCGCTTGTCAGCTTTGCCTTCAATCTCGGCGAAGGCCAGGTAAGTGGCTCAACACTGCGGACCAAGCACAACGCCAAGGACTATGCTGGCGCGGCCAACGAGTTCGCGCGCTGGCGGTTCGACAATAAGGTTGAACTTGCCGGATTGGTGAAGCGCCGAGCCGCAGAGGCTGCGCTTTATCGGAGGGCGGCATGAAGCCTCGCCTTCCCGGCGTAAGTGATCACGGAAGCGAGATCGGCCTGTTGGGCTTCATCGCTCTGGGCATTTTCGCCGCGATGTGCATCGGCATCTGGCGCAAGCCGGACGCCTTCGATCCTTCCGCCTATCTCGTCGTGCTGACACTCATCGTGGGAGCAATCAAAGAGCGCTGGACCCAGCGCAGCGTCGATCGCATGGGCCAGTCCCTCGCCAACTCCCCACCCGCTGAACCGCCGGCAAAGGAGCCTGGCACATGACCGCCCTCATTCTCCTGATCCGCAACAACCGCTGGGCCCAGATCGGTGGCATCGCCCTGCTCGCCTTCATCGCCTTTCTGGCATTCAAGGTCTGGCTCGGTGACGTGAAGGAAGACGCCGGCAAGAAGGCCGTGACCACAGAGCGGGCCGGGCAACTTGAACAGACCATCAACCGCATGGAGACAGCCGATGAGACACGCCGTGAAGTGCGCGACGATCGCAGCCGCGCTCGCTATGACGAGTGCCTGCAGTCAGCACGAAACCCCGCGAACTGTCAGCGATTTCTGCCTCAATGATCGCGAGGTGAAGTTCTCGATCGCGGTCGCTCCAGGTGATGATCCCGGCAATCAGTTCGACACCGACGAGACTGTGAAAGACCTGATCGAGCATAATGCGGTGCTGCGGAAACTGTGCCGGAATCGGTGAACCGTTCCCGCTTCAATTGACTCACATGTTCTACTTATGTTCTCATTCGAGAAACGGAACACGAGTCGGCAAACATGAAACAGCACCTGCTTTCCACAGCATATTACGGCCTCGCGCTGGTGGTTGTCTCGCGCGGGCGACATGGCGCCCACAAGGCCGTCGATCATCACGCCGATTATATGGGCATGAAGTTCGCTGACCTGTCTGACGGCTTCGAGACAGCGATCACTTGGACACTCGAGCGCGGCGACGAGCGCCTTGTCCTGGCATATTCCGACATCGATACGCCCGATGGGCCGGGCGCAACCTACTGCCTGACCCATACGATCGGTGATGAGGTCGAGAACTTCGCGGAATGGTCGGTGATGCTATTGCGGCGCGAACTGGCAAGCTACGCGGTAGCCGCTGAGTGATCAGCCTCGCACTGCCATGAGCTGCGATGGGTAGGCCGACGCCAGGGTCAGCGCGTCATCAAGGTCAGTGTGCAGCCAGCGATCGTAATCCTCCGGATGCAAGATCACCGGACACGCCTTGGGATGGATCGCGCCCACGACGTGAGCGGAGGGATCTCCGTCATATCCCGTAGTCAGGAATGAGAAGACCGGCACATCTGCTGTCGGCCGCCAGATCCCGGCGAAAGCAAAGATCGGCTGCGATGGCACCTTGAACCAGAACGCCTTCTTCTTGCCCGTCTCCGGCATCGGCTCGACTGACCATTCCTGAAATTCGGTCACTGGCACCAGGCAGCGGCGGACGGGATTTGCGAGCGCCGATTTCCAGAACGGGCTGGTATAATTGCGTACGTTGGTTACCGGCTTGCCGTTGAACGGGAAGCCCCAGTTCATCGCGTCCAGCACCCGCGCGCCAGCTTCCTCGCGGATCACATATCCGGGCTTGCCGGGCGAGGTGTATTCCTTTTCTACCTCGACCTGCCGGCGCCAGTCATCGGCCGCTTGGAAATGCGAAGCCAGTTCGCCGGCGGTCACGTGATGATTGTAGAGATTGCACATTATGAAAGCGTGCGCTCGTTTTGATCGCCGCGCAATATCATCGAAAAGAAGGCCGCCACCAGGGGTTAACCACTAACGACCTTCTTCTCGAAATGACCCGACGTCCCACAACATCAAGTCGTATGCCCAACGGGTGGGTGGCTCATAGGTTGCTTGATATTTGGGTGATAGGAGCGTTGCGCGTAAGGATTTCATTCCGCTAGCCTCGATACCGGTTAATCGCTCTCTTCCAGTCTGGCGTTGACGGCAGAGTCATCGGTGGCCGATCGGCGCTCGGCTGTTCTCTAGACAGGTCCACCCAAGCGCCATTCTTCCGGCATATTTTGCACCGGAAGCGGCCTTCACAGTTTCTGAGCTTGTCATCCCAGCCTTTGCGCTCGAAATACCACCACAGCTCATGCGGATCGAAAATGATGCTGTGGCGGCACGATCGGCAAGTCACCCGAATAGAACGAGCGCGCGCGGCCGCTTCGAATATGCTCTGCGGCTCTGTGTGGAGCGCCATCGCACAGGTTAAATGCCGTCCAGCGGCAACTTCATCTGGTTGCGATCCGGCGGCGTGTGGCGCTCCATATCGAGCAGCGCTGGCCAATCCTCATCGACGCCAAACTCGCCACGCTTTTCATGGCCAAACCCACGCTTGTGATCCGCGCGCACCACACACGATGAACTGCCGTCGATCTCATCGAGCAGGATCCCGACAATCCTTCTTTGGGTCGCCTCACGCTCACCCGGCTGCTTTGACCGAAGAGCGGCGCTCATCGTCCTCATCGCCGTCGAGAGGCGCACTTCAAGCTCTACCTGGAGCGTCTTTCTATCAACTCTGAACATGAGAACATTATGAGAACATCGAGTGCGAGTCGGTCAAGCGCGTTCCGCTCGTTCGCACCTCAGTTCGGCGCAATGCTCTCCTGCTGGACGCCCATGAGGCTCATGATCTCGGCAGCAATGTTGTCGTCGCCGTCATTCAGGATCTTCGCATAGCCGGCGATCAGCTTGCCCCACTTCTCGGCATCCTTCCGGATCGCTTGGGGCGTTCCGTTCCGGGTATCGACAGCGATCATCATGCTGAGCCCCATGGCGAGAGCGCGCATCAGTTCATCTGTGCTGACTGCATTTATCCCACGCAAGGAATCGGGGCCGCCCAGCACCGAGATGACGGTTTGGATCGCGATCTGCCCAGCCATATGCTCGCGCATGCCGGGCTCAAGGTCATCGGGAAGATCGGGGATTGTGACTGTTTGCAT